TATCCATTACGATAAAAAGTCCGATAGTACGATATTTTTATACGAGGCATCAATTGCATAACGGAAAAAAAAGATATATGGAAAAATTTTTGAACGATGATGGTAATCCTTGTAGGTATTGTAATACTTATGAGGATCAAATGTGCGAATGTAATTTGCATGTTGATTATGAGGGTGCACCTGGCTTGGGGGTAATAATAAAGCGCTATAAGGATGGGATTAGACAGACGAAGCGGCAGATGAGAGCTGAGTCAATCGCCTATCTACATAGTAACTTTCGCTTAGCTAGTACGAGTCCAACCGTGGTAGTGGAGCGTTATACGGAGGGAGTAGACGAAAGGTCTTTGGAGTATCATAGACATAAGGATCTTCCTTCTCAAATACCTATTAAACCTATGATGCCAATATCAAATAACCCAAGAGAATCGAGGGTAGCACTAAATAATCAATTGCAGCCATTGGTAAAAGAGTTAACAGAAATGTATTTTCGCAGGTTTGGAATAGTCCAGATTGAAGGGAATCCGCCATTATTGCAACGGTTAATAGATAGTATGTCTTTTTTTAGTATATTGTATAAGCCAGTTTATTTTAAGGATCAAATATATTATAGATGGTGTTATACGACTAATATGCTTGGAGTCAATAAGAAAATAGCTAATTTTAATGAATATGCGACGAACACTTGTAGACGAGACGAAAATTTTGATAGAGTCAGAGCGTTCGTAGATAGAGCATTGACGTTGATAGCAGATATGGTAGACAATAAAGAGCATTATAAGACTTTTAAGTTTGAATATAATCCAGAAGATCTTATGAAGCAAGTGTCACCTGAGACTTCAGGAGGAATTAGAGCAGGAGGAGCAGTATATAAAATAGGAGATGTGTATTTAGTGATAAGCGGAAAAAAAAAATTTATGATAGAAGCTGGACTACAAGAAGTGCATGATGTGATACGATATATAATACTGCATGGTGAATTACCAAACGTGAACGTGATGAGCGTAATACGATATAAGTCAGAGTTTAGGTATGTTATGTCGCCTAATACTGCCGATATAGTAAAAATGAATAATAAGTTAAGGGAGTACAATATTTGTAGCTTGTTTAATACTTTAATATCTTCCTGGCTTTTTGGAAAACGACAGAAAGTTGAGCGAGGAATGGCAATAACAGTAGGATTAAGCTTCTGGTATGGGGGAGCTTATCAATTAGCTAAATTTCAAAATTATGATAATAAAAATTTGATTTGGCATACTGGAGATATTTATAGATTAGACAAACATATACAAGATTGGTTATTGAAGTTGTTCATAAATGAAGGAATAAAGTATTACGACTTAGATGGAATGACACCTTTGCAAAGAAATGTCTTCTTAAAATTAGTACAATTACTATCGAATATGATAAGTGTAAAGCCTACCTGCCATATAGGAGGATTTTGGCGAATAATGATAGGAGCAATGTACTCAGGTGGAATAGAGACGTCGCATGGTAACTCATGGATAGTATTGTTCATGTGGTGCTTGTATTTGGTTTACACGATGGATCAATTTCCGCAATTTGCTCCTACGATACAGAAGCTAATAGAAAAGAAATTTATAGTAATGTCGGTGCAAGGAGACAACCACATATGGTGTAGTCCCAAGTCATTAGCAAAAATATTGAACGAAAAATTATTTGGAGATTTCGTAGCAGGTTTAGGAATAAAGATCACGGAGGATAGAACGGTAGATAAGTTCTTGACGGAAGTAGATCATTATACAGGAAGAATTACGTATGAAGGTATTGTGTTTTGTAAACAATATTTTATTCGTCCATTACCAGAATGGGGAGTTACTGTACCTGTAGTACCGTTTAAAGTATTGCATGATACGGTAATTCGAGCTTTTTTAAGTGAGTATAATACACCGTTTGATCTAATGTTAAGTTGTATTGGTCAGGCGTATGATAGTAAAGGGACGAATATATTTGCGTATGAGTTAATTAGGCATTTGTATAAGCAAATAAAAATTCAGTATAATATGACACCTAAATCAGCGTATGAGTATATAAAAAATAGGTCATCACCTGCAGAGTGGGCTGCAATTCAAAAGAAAATGTTTTTGAAGTTTGGAGAGGGAGATGATAATTTGTTTAAGAAATTTCCAAGAATAGATTACTTATGGCGAAGGAATAATTACGATGCGACCAAGATATCATTTACTAAAGAATTTATAGACTTTGAAGACTATGAGTTCGAAGATGAGGAAG